TGATAGGAACATATTGCTTAATAATTCTTGTCTTGATACCAGAATCCTTGAGCAGGACACCAGCAACCTCGATGACCTGGCGTTCGTTTGCCAGTTCTTCTTTACGCTTTTGCTGTACAACTAACTCACCGTTGAGAACATCCAAGTCACCCTTACTAGAATCGATCACTCCGGTATTCTTCTCTAGACCATCGATCTCAAGTTCCAGTGTGCGGATACTGTTATTCCATGAACGAATGTCAGAGTTCAGTTCGGTGATCTTGGTGTTGATAACCGTGATCTCCTTGTTGATCTCCGTGATCTGGTTCACTCGCTCGTTGATGGTAAGGATCTCTGCCTCGATCTTGGCGAGCGCATCAGAAACCTCTGACTGCTTAGTTTCTCTGTCGTCGATCGTTTCTTTCTTAAAATCATGGTCAATACCCTGACGACATGTCGGACAGTTGTCGTTGTCATGATAGAACGAGATCTCCTTCTTAAGGTTACGTACCTTGGTTTCTAGTTGACTCTCGAGTTCAACCAGCTTGGTACGTTTCGCATTCACCTTTTCAGCATCAGCAACCAATGCAGACTTCTCATCCAAGATTGTATTCTGCTTTGTGATAGCCATTTCTGCGATTAAGATATGGCTAGAGATTTCATCGATCAACTCCTGCTTCTGCTTGATGAGATGGTCGTTGTTGGTCTTGAGAGAATCGATATGCTTCTGAGTCAACTCGATCTTGTTCTCGATCAGGTTGATCTGATAGTCCGTATCGGTGATAGCCGACTTGTTGACAGTAATCTTTTCCTTGAGCAGGTTGTTCATAGTCGTGAAGATCTGGATGTCCAGAAGGTCTTCAATAACCTCACGGCGAGCGTGGGCAGGCAACTGCATGAAAGGCAAGTAATTTGCGCTACCGAGAATGACAATTTGGCCAAAACTCTTGAAACTTAATTTCAAGATACTCTTCTCAAGGTACTCTTGATAATCCCTGGCGGATGAATTTTGATTAATCATTTCACCATTTTGATAGATTTCAAAAACCGCAGGTTTAATGCCGCGTTTTACACGGAAATGCTTAGATCCTACCATAAACTCGCATTCTACTACAAGATTCTTCTGTGTCATAGAATTGAGTAGTTGTGGCTTGTTGATGTTCCGGAATGGCTTGCCATACAGAGCAAACGACAGCGCGTCGAGGATCGTGGACTTACCAGCCCCGTTTTCCCCGACGATCAATGTAGACTTACTACGATCCAACTGGATCTCTGTAAACTGGTTGCCTGTTGACAGGATATTCTGCCAACGGATAGTCTTGAATAGAATCATGTATTACTCCACACTCAATGCTTCATTATACAATGAACTTAGGAAATTGTACAACACTTTCTTGTCGACCCGTGACTCGACTTGATCTACGACCTTATTGAGAACCGTCAGTGTATCCTCGGCCTCGTTGACGATGTCACCATCATCCTCGAGCTGCAGGTTCAGGTTGTCATCTACGACCTGAAGATCCAGGACACCAGCCTTCTCGATCTTGTCGACGAACATGTCGAACCAATACGGGTTGGTCTTGCTGTGTACGATCAGCTTGACATATGTTCCGGCATAATGATTCCAGTCTACGTTCATGATCTCGTCAAGAGTCTTGTCCTGATCATGGTAGTGGATCTTATTGAACATCGTCAGTGGATTACGGATGAACTCAAGCTCACGTGTCTCTGTATCGAAGACATGGAAACCACGTGGATCGTTATAGTCTGACCATGACATCTCATAAGGCGCGCCTAGGTAGTTGATGTTACCTCGGGTAGATTTATGGTGGAAGTGACCAGAGCAGACGGTATCGAACTTATCGAAGATCGACTTGTCAAAGCCATGGTCGTTCACCGCACCCTTGTACATCTCGAAACCAGCGATCTCAAGGTGTCCAAACAGAATCTGTGCGGGGGTATCCCGTAGGAAACCCATGCTCTCGTCATAGTTCCCAGAGCATACCCAAGGCAGAACAGCGATATCGGAGCCGCCAAGATTAATAGTAGTTGGTTCATCATACCATTTCAGTCCAGAATATTGAGTGTGATCGTATAGTTCCTTCATACAATTCACCTCGTTGGTGTTCTTGTATGTGGTATCGTGGTTACCGATGATTACATGGATATCGATATTGTCTGCAGAACACTTATCCATGAAGTTACGAAGGTGTCGTGCCGTCACGAAGTTGATATACTTACGACGGTCACAGATATCTCCTAGATGGAAGATGGTCTTGATACCATTGGCTTCCAGATACGGGAAGAACTGCTCATAATAAAAACGGTTAAAGTAGGCTGCGAACGCAGGAGAGTCGCCTCTTGCGCCCCAGTGGGTGTCCGTAATCAGTGCAATTTTCATTAACGCTTTGCCTTGCTCTTTTTATTATATTCGCCGATTGTCTTGTCACAATAGTTGCGGATATTTTCTAGTGCAATCATATAGTTATATCTGATATGCTCTGGAGTCTTAGTATCTAACGCGCTTTCAGCATACTGCTGGATCAGCACGGGAACGTTATTCTTGCTCATTTTCATCATCCTCGATAAATTTCTCTACACCCTTCTTTGCCTTGGGTGCTACTGGATTCTTGGCCTCGAACTTCTCGACCAACTCACCAAGTTTCTCTGATACATTTATGAATGCTGCAGAGTAGTGTGACCGGTCTTCAGGAGCCATATCAACCAGTGTGTTCATGATCATACTGTTCTCGAAGCTCTTGTGCTTGATGTACAGCTGTTTCTTCTCCTTCTGGATCCTACGCAGGAATGCATAGTAGATGATCTGCGTGAAGTATGCAAACGGGTTCGTAGACTTCTCAGGATTAAAGTTATGGATATATGCCAGACAGTTCTCGATACCGTCAGAGATCATCTCGTCCTTGTATGAGTAGCCGACGAAGTTGGGGCGTGTCGCCAAGCGGGTGGCAATCAACATGATGCATTCGCCGATATATCTGGATACGATCGGTCTCGGTTCACCTTTGGCAACTGATTCGTCATACATTCTACGGTAGATGATCATCTCTGCGTAGAACTTCTTGTTGTCGATGTAGTTTGTCGGCTTCTTCTTTTTGACCGGATTCGGCATTGATTCTGTCATGGTATATCCTTAGTTAATCGTTGACCCGCCTACGAGTCTTTTTGAGATTGTTTGACGTAGTGTCTCTTCCATATCTTCCATTTCTTTTATGGATTCTTCAATCATTTTATACGTATCAGCCTTACTAGTGGCCTCTACTAGTTTATTATAGTATCTAGTCATAGGTTCATTGGCTGACATACTATAAATGATATGCTTATTATCTACAACTATATACTGTTTTTTAGAAAATGTACATACATTTGTGAGTTTCATGCCGTTGTTGCCGAACTCGTCCTGCGTTTCTACAATATAAAACGGGTCGTGTATAGTAACACTTGGTGGATCACTATATTCACTTTCGACACCAATAATCTGTTCGCCGTTTGATAGTGTATAGATCTTAACCATTATAGCCTCACATTGTAGATTTCATATTCAAACTTCTCGGCGTCATAGATCTTACAACGTTCGAGGAAGTGGAGTAGCGTAAAGTTTTGTTGTGATCCGTGTGAAAGATCATCGACGATATCATAAAGGATGGATTCATCTTTTGATGAATGAAGTCTCAATAGTCTTCCGATAGACTGCAGAACCTTGATCTTAGACTTAGACGGAGATGCAGCAATCATATGGTGCAGTTTGTTGATACTCACACCGGTTGATGTGGTACCTAACGACGCAATGAGGACAGCATTCTCCTCATCTTCGATAGCGCGACGGATACTTTCCCGGTCCACGCCTGATACACCACCGTCAATGTAAAAAACATTATGGTCAGACACTGCACTAATGGCGGTATGTAAGAGTTTTCCATGATCAATAATCCTAAAGAATAGTAGCTTATTTCCCTTGAGTGACAGAGTCAGGTTCTTAAGAAACTTGTTCCTCTTTTCATTATTTACCAAGAAGTCAATTTCTTCCTGGTATGTTTTCTTCTTCTTGTTAACCGGAGTGTGAAACTGTTTCTTCACATCCTCAGGATACTTGAGGACGATACACTTGATCTTGAGTTTGGCAACGTGGCCATCGTCCATCAACTGTTTTGTTGTGGTCGATCTGTACTGGGGTCCGAACAGTCCTTCGATCGTTGCTTCATTAAGCGGTTGGCCATCGAGAGTCCCCGTCGTACCAAATCGGTGTCTGCATGTTTCGAGGCTAGATAGGATTTGTATGAGGCTCGTTGCCTTGCATCCGTGAGCTTCGTCTCCAAACACAACCCCGAATTGGGAGTACCATTGCTTTGGCATCTTGGTCTTGCCGTTGTTGAGCGATTGCCATGTAGTGATAACAAGATCGCAATCGATATCATTAGATTTACTAAGACCGCCAACACTAACATGTATATTGCCATCGTATCCATAATCTCTAAAGTCACTTTCCATTTGTCCGACCAGTCCGATAGTCGGTACGATGATTAAACCTTTGTGCTCCTGATACCATCTCATAATGATGTAGATCATGAGGGATTTGCCCGATGACGTAGGACTTACCAGTGTTCTACGTCCAGAACGAATACATTTTAGAATCGCCTTGAACTGATAGTCACGAATCTGATACTTCTCAGGGATATTGAGAGTCTTAATAAACTCCTCTAACTCATGCTCAGATACGTTGGCATAGATCAGTTCATCATCAAACGACAGACTATATCCACGTGCGTCACAGAACTTCTTGATTCGTTGAGCGAGACCACCATACACCGTACCAGATAGGTTGTTGACCAGACGGATCTTACCGTCCCACATCCTGGCCTTGTACTTAGGATTCCACTTATAGTTGTCTGCATAGAATGTGAATTGATCCGACAACTCCATGATGGTCGACGGATCTGCACATACCTTGATGTGAACACTATTGATGTATTTTAGGTGGACATCACTCAATGTTTCTCATCTCTTTCTTCTTTTGCTTTATCTAAGCATGCTTGCATAAAGCCAAAAAGATAGTCACAATCTGGATTTTCTAACCAGAGTTTGCAATTGGCCATAAGTGATTGTATATGTTCTCTCTTAGTATTTCCAAGAGGTAATACAAATAATCCCATCAGATTCCCACCTTAAACTTTTCCCACTCGATCGCCGCTTTAATGTTGAAACCACGACCTGTCAGGGATTTGATGATCGACTCTAGAAGCTCGATCTTTTCCTGTTGGACACCGATACGCAACGACATATCGATCACCTCTTGATCTGCCTCTATATAGTTATTCACGTCTGAACGGATGATTTTGCCCTGAGGTGGAAGTCTCCAACCCTTGGCATGAGTCTCCTCCGTCGGTCCCATAGTAAAGAACTCGTTCTTAGCAAGCTTCAGTTGCTTGAGTTCAGCCTCGTACTTACGAAGAACCAGTCGTTCATTCGTAAAGATTTTAAAATATTTGTGATGGAGTTTGGGGATGTTCAGCGCCTCGTTTCCGAGTCCTGCTCCCATTCGGCAAAGATATCATCTAGTTTCATAATAACCTTTATATCACGGTTTACGAATTAAGTACACCTATTTCGCGACGTAGGTAGCGGAAATCTACTGTACATTCAAGGTAGTTGACGTCTGTATCCATGGTTGTGAATTGTAGATCAGAGATCTCGATAGGGAAGAGATCATAGAAGGTGGCAGAGATGTTGCCAAGCTTTCTACTATTGTTGATAATCAATGTAGCATCCGAATAGAGACCACTGTCTGATTGTTTTAGATCGGCATACTCTGAGAAGCTATTCGGCGAACCAAGTCCCTTCATCCAGCTATCAATCTCGAGATAATCTGACATATCCTCATTTACACGAAAGGTAATGGTCAGAGGAGCGTATGTAATCTTTCCAGAATTTGGAATAGTGACAAACGGTGTTGCCGTCTCAGTTGTCGACAACGACATACCAGGGAGACGAACTGTCTGCACATTGAAGTTGATGTTCGGCGTACGTGACAACACGAACTTAAAACTTAACGGAGACAGGAAGTTAGGATTGTTTGACTTGGCCACTATATACCTCTGAGCTGCTAATTAGCATTATATACTGTTCTATTTATATTGTACATAAAAAAGGAGGGGAACCTTTCGATTCCCCTCCCCAGTTTGTTACCACTGTTATCTTTATGATTACATGAGGTTCGAAACGAGAACGCGACGGTAGTACTTGTTCGAATCCTGCTCAAGAGTTGCAGTCGAATCGGCTGCAGTTGTACCCTTGGCGAATGGATTTGGAGCCATACCGTAACGTGTCTTGAAGCCGATCTTTGGCTGGAAGCTGTTAGGATCGACTGCACGAACCATCTGAAGTGGAACGTATGGGCAGTAGAACAGACCAGCGTCGAAGGCGTTCGAGCCCTTGTAGCCAACAACCAGGAAGTTGGTGCCTGCATAAGGATCGATATAAACCTTGATGCGACCGTTCAGAACACCAGCGAAGGTGTTGCCTGTGTCGTCAACGTTCAGGTTATTCGAGTTAAGAGCTGGAGCGTAGTCCAGAACACCAGCCATCTGAAGAGCAGAAGCTACGTCTGACGAACAGATGATGATGTTACCCTTACCGCGACGTGTTTGCTTAGCAATCTGGTTGCATTCACGCTCGATTTGGAACAGAAGACCCTTGAACTTTTCAACCGACCAACGACCGTTTGAATCGGTGTCAAGATCGAAGATACCAGCAGTTGTAGTACCCTCAGTTGCACCCTTTTCAGCAGTGATGATGATCGAGCGAACAACTTCACGGTTGATTTCCGCAAGGATTTCACCCGAAAGAATGTTCGAAAGTTCTGTTTCAGCGTCAAGACCGTGAATTGCCTTCAGATCCTGTGCGAGTTCAAGCGAGTATTCAGCCTTCAGAGCACGTGTCTTGGCAGATACTGTGACCTTCTCGATGCTGAAGCCCATTTCTGGGAAGATGTAGGTCGAGTTCGAACCAAGAAGTTCGCCTGTACCCAGCAGAAGACCCATTGTGTAGTTGTAGGTCGAGTTGCCAGCGTTGTTAGACGAAGCAAGAGTCGAACCGTTGGCTGACACAGTGTTAGCACCAACAGCAGTTGCAGAAGCTGCACCTGTGTTAGCATAGTCAACACCAGCGCCGAGACGTGACGAGTGACCTGTGTTTGCTTCGTTGTAGAATGCTTCGGCACCAAGTTGTGTCGAGTTAGCATACTTCGAACGCATAGCGAAGATAAGGCCTGTTGGACCTGTCATTGGCTGAACGCCGCAGACATCGTATGCGATCAGGTTTGGCATCGAACGACGAACAAGTGAGATAAGCACTGGGTCGAAGTTTGAAACGTTACCAGCAACGTTCGTTGGCGATTCGCCAAGAAGCTGCTGCGAAACACCGTTCTGTGCATCTTCGCGCAGAGCCTGTTCGGTGTTTTCTAGAATTTGTGCAGTGACAGCGCGCTTGTGGGCAGACTCGATCGCAGGTAGATCGGCATGCTCAAGAACGGGCTTCCACTTATTTTGGACTTCCTCAGCTAACATTGTATTCTCCCTTTACCTTTTGGTATCTTGGTTTGGTATTTTATTTATTATTTTACAGTTCTTGAAATTGACTGCACGTAATGAGCCATATGAGCAGGCACAGGAGCAGCTGTTTCTTCGGTTAGTTCTTCAGCTTCTTCAGCAATAACGCCAGTCGAGACAACCTTCTTACCTTCGGTGAAGTACTTGTCCTTGATGATGTTTAGCTTGCGAGCATACGTATCAGCGTCACTGAATTCAATACCTTCGGCTAGTGTACGAAGCTTTTCAACCTGAGTGGCTGCAAGACCTTCGCTAACTTCGTCGAATGTAGCTTCTTTAGTTGCTTCGTCGATAACAGTCTGAAGTTCGATCTGTGTATTGATCGACTCATCAAGCTTTGCCTGGAGTTCTTCCATCTGAGCTTGAAGTTCGCCAAGAACGTCGATACGATCTTCTGGAACATTGATATACGATTCAGCGAATAGATTGTAAAGACCTTCCATGAAGTTCTCAGCAATCTCTGAGCGAAGTGAAGACTCGATAGCGAGCTTG